TGTCCCTCCTAATCTATGAAACTTTAACGCCCTGCTGCCATTAGTAATTGTAGTTCTATTATTATGTGTAAAGACTATGACAGTAGTTCCAGAATTGTCTGTAGCAGTAGATACTTCCCCAAGATACTTATTGTTATAGAATATTAAGTCATGTTTATTTAATACTTGTAATGCATCACTAGAATCGCTTACTGTTATTCCATTTGTTTGAACTGAGTTAACAGTATAAGTAGCGTCTAAAGAATCTGTAAAGTCTATTATAGGGTTTAAAGAAGAATATACAATATCATTCGTTCGTTCCAAATTTTTATTAATGCTGTTATCTAATAGAGCAGAAATTTTATCTCTGCCCATAATAGTATAAATAATATTGCCATTTTCATTCTTTGAAGATATATCTTCTACACTCCCTACAAATGATGTTTCTTCCATAGAATAGTTGCCTTCCATATAATATAAGAAAGAAATATTATTAGAAGGAATATAAAACTTCTTGGTGGGGTTTCTTAATTTAATGTGTCCATTAATGGAATCCCCATAGTCTACTGGTATGTTGTGCCCATAGAATTGCTTATTCAAAAACACTATCTTATTATCATATAGTCTAGTCTTTGTTTTCGTAACTGTTTTACCATTTATGGTAAGTCTTGCTAATGAATTAGAACTGTATACTCCTTCAGTATCTATTGGCATTGCGCCTGTTAAACCTCCATTCCAAGCACGAACAAATATCTTCTTATTAGATACTGATGGTAATGTCCCAATGGCCTCCCATGTTCCTCCAATTAATGTTTTCTTTTTATCTACAGTAACGGCTTGAGTCCTTAAACTATCAGAAGGGGCCGCTACTGAGGCAACCCTATAGAACATATCATTAAATCTTATTATGTCACCAGCAGATAAGAAAGAATCGTTTCTAGCATCAAATCCTTCTATCACTTGTTGTAAAACAATAGTTTGACCAGAAGTAGTTTCTGTAGATGCTAAATATGGCAACTCATATTCAGACAAACTTCCTCTATGTAAAGATGTGCTAATAGTAAATTTATCATCTTCTTTCATTTTAAGGTGCTTTACACCAGACTCATCTACTGAGGTAACAGTTGCAGACTGAGATATTCTATTCTGAGGACTATTTAAACTGGTAGGTGATATAATATTAGTCACTCCGTTGTTTCTATTTTTAGAGTCTTTAAAGTATAAGTATCTACTAGGCCCAGACAAGTCTCCTGTAATTAATTTATACGTTCCTGTTGGATTATAACTAGAATGTTGTGATGTTCTATCAGAGGCGTTTCTATTATAGTTTCTAAAGCAATTGACCCACTCGGAAGGGTTAACAGTATATGTAATATTTCTATCTATTTCATTACCCGCTTCATCTTTAACTTCAGTATTATCAACTAAAATACCATGATGGTTTTTACTCCCTAAGTCTATTACTCTAGCCCCATATTTCTTTTCTGTTTTAAACACGGCATGGTGTATCGTCCTGCCATAGTAAAGATAATTAGAAGTTCCACTAATAACACCGAAATTATATCTTATTTGGTCTAAGGTAACAGTATTGGCACTATTATCATAAGCAGTAACTATTCCTCCATGATGATATTCTCCACCACCATATCCCCATAGGCTTTGTCCTATATCATTAATTGTAAAATCATAGTTGCCCAAAGTAGTTAGTGTTTTGTTTGTAGTCCAAGAAGCATTTGCGTTTCCACTATTATATCCTTTTTCATTTGTATGATATTTAGTCCAATCTTTAAACCACCTGCAATTAGTTAATAGATATTTTGTTCCATAATCTAGTTGATTTTTAGTTTCTAATCTATCCTCATAAAAATACCATGTTGGTCTTGAAACAGAACAGAAACCATCATACTTTTCTAGTGCTGTATTAACTGCTGTATCTCCTCTAAGACCATATGAAACAGCAACAACATTTGTATTAGTTACTGCTGGCCCTTTGTAAACTTCAAAGTTAGTTCCTTCTGAAATAGAAGTAGGATATTTTGGTTCAAATTCAAACCCATCTCCATATTCGTCATAAGTTACTATTTGTTTAATCTTAGCAAAGTGAGGTCTAATACTAGGAGAAGTATCATCTGAAATTTCTGGGTTAATTAATACAAAGTAATCATAATTATCTAAGTCTAAACCTGATTCTGGTGCGCTACTGCCACCAACCTTTTGTCCGGTGGTGGCTTGTAGTCCATCATAGCATCTTAATTTATGCGATTGGGTATCTTGTTTATTAGTTACATAATTAGCCAAAGTATTAGGATTACTAGAAGGTAAAATCCTATTTACGATTCTATCATATTCATGGTTAGAAATATCAGGTTCTGCTGTAGAGCCTACATTAGTAGGAGCCTTTCTTATTTCAAAGAAATTAGCAGATGCACCTGCATAATTAGTGCCTAAAGAATGAGTAGTTCCTCCTCCGGGGTTATAAGTGGCTGCTGGATTATGTAATGTAGGATTAACTGATACATTTTTAAATGCAAAATCAGGCTTCCACCTATTAGCCCAAGTATAGTTAAAACTATGCGTATTTAATGTGCCAACATTCAAAGGGTAAATATAATTTGCTGGCATTATTCATCAAACCTATAATAGAAGATAATATCACTTAGTCCCGGAGATAAAGTAGTTGAAGTAATAGAAGGGCTTATCCTGTTTGACATTGCTATTTCATACAATTCACCATAAAATTGTGTCGTATTATTTGTGCTTTGCCCTATTTTACAATCTGAAGCATCAAATTCAAATTTATAATCGTTTGCATCGTTATCAAGTATAGATACGGTTGCTGACTTTTGTAAAGAATTGTTTAACAATAGTTCTACTTTCCCTGTAGTATCATTATATGTCAAAGTAATTTTATACACCGAGTCTAAATATAATGCCTCTCTAGGTTGAGAAGCATATAAAGTAGATGTTATTGTTGTAACAGGATTATTGACTAAAGTTATTTGAGAACTACTATCTCTTGTTGCTACTGTTCCAATTAAAACTCCAGAAGAATCATATATGGACTCGCCAACTCCTATGTTTGTAGTCGTTATACTACTAATAACTTTTTGATTACCTGTTTGCCAAGCAGCACTTGTATCAATATTACTATAATTATCTGTAATAGCATAACCACCACCAGCAATACTATTTTGAATTTTAAACTCATTGTTACTGCTTGGGCTACTTGCTGTTAATTTAGAATTAAGTGAACTTGCATTTATTGCAGTTATTAAATTAGCAGCAGCAGTAGTTGTGCTTGAACCTATTTGAAAATAAGTATATCCTCCGCCAGTAGAACCTGTAGTTTGACTACCTAATGTAGCCGCTTTAAATTTAATTGAAGAACCATCAGCACTTGTTATTTGAACATATTTATCAACAGTAGTAGAAGAAGCGTCTGCTCCTCCTGTAAAATTATTTACAGTAGTATTAGATAGGTTTTCAGTATTAGTGCCATTACCTGCTGCGCCAACAGTTCCAGCAGTTAATGTAGAACCTGTCATTGATATATCAAAGTCAGTAGAATGTGTTTGAGTATTTACTGCCTGCCTAAAAAGAGTAATTTGAGTTGACCCAGAAACGGTTCCATAAGGTAATCTAAATGCGATATAATCATTCCCTCCATATGTAAGAGTATCTCCTGTGTTAATAGTAGGGTCATAATCTTGTCTTACACCATGAAACTTAATTAAATTATCACTCTTATCTCTAAGTTGTATATATTTCGTAGGTTCGCTTAAATTTCTTCCATTAGCAAAATTACCACTATTACCTATTGTGACTCTAGTATCTGCTATATTAGTTTTAGTTATTGCACCTGAAGCATCCCCGCTTGTTCCAGCAGTATTTTTTGTTATAGTTAAAACATTAGTTGTAGCATTATATGCAGCAGTTAATGCAGAACCCTGCCCAGTAGTATTATTATTAATAGCGTTCTTTAACTCAGACATAGTAGCATCTAAACCTCCTTTTCTTCTAAATGACACAACCGTTGTTCCTCCACTTCTAGTATAGGTTGCTCCGGTAGCAGGGTAATTAACATCGGGTGAAACAGTATTACTTATATCTCTAAAGGGAGTATATTTTTTAGTATTACTACCATCATTAACCGAAATATAAAAGTCAGATTTCTCATCTTCATTTATACCTCCAGCGAATTGAGTTATAGCAAAGTCTGAGTTATTAGTTATGAATGAACCTCCATCTACTACTGAGGCACTTGTATCTCCAACCCTATTAGGTGCGCTTCCTGTAAAGGCTGACTTTAATTGAATAACTCTAAAAGCAGGGTCATTATAAACATTGCTTGGTTCTGTCGTCCCATAATCCATATTACCTGCCCAAAAACCAGATACTCCCGCAATAGCACCAACAATGTTTCTAGCAGTTAATACAAGAGTAGCCTCTGGTCTAACAAGATAAGAATTAGCGGGCCAACCATTTCCTGTCGATAATGCATCTCCATTAGTGCCGCTTGTTTGAAAGAAAAGTTTAATTGTTACAGTACCTGCTTCGTTTGTTATTGCAATACAATCTGTGGTTTGATTACTTGCCGCATTAGGTTGACCATTAAATTTTATATATCCTTTTTCTCTAACAGGCATTGTATCTAATTCAGATGTTGGAAAATTATTTTGTCCTGTTATGGTAGCAGTTGAACCAACCGCAGACCAATAAGCCTCAGGGTCACCGCCGCTAAACGAAACAGTAGCAGTTGCTGCTGATGCTGGTGTTTCTGTATCAACACTTAAAGAAGTAGAATCAATGCTAGAGGTTTGAAACGGTAAAGCATTTGTGGCAGAGGTTGCAATTCTTTTAAGACTTGTAGAAATGCCATCATAGTAAGCGGTTTCATCATAGTATCCATGCAAAGTATTATGGCTCTTAATTAGTGTAGGTGTCTCAACGTATCTCGTTGCATTGCTTGCCTGTGGAAAATCTGCCACTATTTTCCATTCAGAAGGTTGATTTATGTTAGTAGTCGTTGTATTTTCTAAATATAAATGTAAGTTAGTATTATAGAATATTGACATTTTTTGATTATTTTGTGAAGTACCAAACCGCTTATTACTTTGATAGTGAGTTAAATTACTTTCAGTTGCGCCTAACCTCGGTGAAGTCTTTTGCGAGTCTAACGTTCCTTGTCCAGTAGTATGACTACCATAGCCGTTTACATCGTAAGGGGTTAGGATTGCTTCTAATGTAAAGGAATTTCTTGGTGACCAAACCCCTGCCCTTAAAGAAAGGTCAGTATCAGTAGGGTGCATTTCTGAATAATCTAAATTAATATAACCATCGCATAGCATTGGAAACACTAGCGATTTAGTTTCACCAACATATACTCCCGGCATTCATATTCCTCAGAAAGTTGTATTAATAAAGTCAGAGAGGGCAGTAGATGCTTGTATGAATGTCATATTAAAAGATATAACGGGCGCGCTTGCTCCTGCTAAATCAGTTCCTACATCAGTAATAAAACCTTGAATACCTTCTATTTCTTGACCAGCAGCAGTTACTGCATCAAACGTTCCTTTAGTTTCACCAACAGACCAATCAGGAACATCATATTTTCTATTTGCAAAATTAAATGGTATTAAGGGTAATGAATCGTGCGGTGTATTTTCGTGCCCGGTTCTAATATCAAAATTATCATCAACCCTGCTAGGAATTAATATTATTAATTTTGAAGGGTTTTGGTCTTCTTGTAGGAAAGAAGAATCTACATAAGAATGTAATAATTGTGCAATCTCATAACTTGTCATTTTGGCTTCTTTTATAGCACCGCTTCCAGACCGCTTATGTATTGTTTGGTCAACAATAATTCCTTGTAATGAAATTGACTTTCTAGCCATTCCAGCGTCCATAACCATAGTAGTAGATTCACCAGAGATTAGTCCAGAAAACGGAACCTCAAATGGCATTGTTGTTTTTGCTGTGCTTATATTAATTGACTCACAATATAGTCCTATCCTATTTGTATGGATTGTGGCCCCACTTTCCATAGGATGATTCTTTCTCCTAGCAAGTTCAAGCATAACATATGTTGGGCCTTCTCCCCTAATGTCTTTAAAATTTACCATTATGCAAACCTCGTTGTAGTTGTGCCTGTTCTATTCATCCTTAAATTAATTTCTCTTGCTACCTTAGTCGCCATATCTTTTACTTCTGCATCTGACGCACCTATGCGACCTTGCACTTGAACTGTAATGTTGGTAACATTTTCTGTGTTGTTGGTAACGTTTTCTGTGTTTTCTATATTTTTATTTTCTACGTTTACTTCTTGAGACTTATTACCTTCTATCATATCTTTTGTATCAGAAGCAGTAGTAACTCTTGACCCCTTTGGTAGTGTAACTAATTCTGGGCCTTTTTCTCCTACTAACTGCATAGGGCTGTCTACTGTTCCACCATCTGCAAAAGGACGTATCATTTTCGCCATTATGCCAGCAACAGCAGAAGCAAGGACATATCCTAATAATACTAACCAACCTCCTGTTGCTATGAATGTGATTAATCCTACTACTAAAATAATTGCAGAAGCAATGGTTAATGCAAAATGACCTATCTTTTTGAGATAAGCCATACTCGCAGCCATTCCTTTGATTACTCCCTTATATAAAATTTCAAGAACTCCTATGACTATGGTAAACAACATACCTAATAACCCTAAAACTAATTGAGCAACGCCTTCTAATACCTTATACAATCCAGCACCAAATTTACCAAAGTCTCCTTGTAATGCACCAACGACCATTAAAAATAGTCCTCCTAGTATATCCACTATTCCTGATATAACAAGTTTAAAGTAAAAGATAAATAGTTTTCTAGTCTCTTGGAAGTAAGGCCAAAGTTGTTTCACAACGTTAACTAAAAGTAATATGCTTATTAGAATTACTGTTCCCCAAAGCACAGCACCTGCTATCATCTTTAACATTCCTCTCAAGACCGGGCCAATCATTTTAGTAAAAGCAGTTAATTTTTGACGCTGCTTAATAAAGAATTTCTGCACAGGGTTATCTGCATTATCTACTTCTTCTTGGTCTAATCTTTTTTGTAATGTTCTTTCTTGTGCCTTGTCTAATTTATCTTTTTGATTTTGCAGCATGGCTTGAGTTTGAGTATATGCTTCTTTTGCAACTTCTCCTTCTCTTTCTTCAGGAGTTAATTCTCGCCCATATTTCCCTGCGGCAATTTGAGCATCAACATATTTTTCAGAAGCAGAAGTAATAGCATTATATTCTTTAACAGTTCTTTTGGCTGTTTCTCCAAACTTCTCTAAAGCCTCCTGTGCTGCTTCTAGTTCATCTGGGCCTTCAGGAGCCAAATTAATAGGCTCTAATAAATCAGTATTTAAATTTTCTAATGCGTCACTTAACTGAACCTGAGCATTAATTGCATCCATCATTGCTTTATTACCTTTCTCATGTCCTTCATAATACATTGCAAAAACATCAGTAATAGCCCTAAATTTATTTTGAACTGCCCAAAAATTTGGTAAAATACCTGATGCGGAACGACTAATTATTGTCCAAAATCTTGATTTGTTAAGTCCTGTCATTACATCTTGTAATCCAGAAGTATTGTTAGAAAGGGCTTCAATAGAAGAAGATATTGAATACATCCTGTCTTCTACTGAAATTTAATCACCCCTTTCTAGTTGCTTTTTGAATTTCTTCGGACTCAATTTCTTTAACTGCCCCATGTACCGTCATATATTTTTTAATTGTTTTCATTGGAACGTGTTGTGCAATGTTGGGGTCTACATTAAATGTTGTGCAATAACTATACAATAATACGTCTAATGCTATATCCGGTTCTACCTTTTGTCCTAATAAAGCCCTTTTATAGGTCTTCAATTTTTTGTATCATCCCCAAAAGAATCCGTTAAAGGATTCGGTAGGATTTCCTTTAATTGTCCTCCCACATAGGGTGATAGACGCAAAAGTTCTATCTTTGACAGATTGGGTTCTGTCCTTTCTATGAAGTGTTCAACCATGAATTTATACATTGCATTCATGTCAATCTCCATACTTCCTGTTTTTGGGTCAAGTTTCATAACGCTTGACATCGCTTGCTCCACTTGGAGCCATGTGGGTTCTTTGACCCACACGTTCATATATTCATCTACATCAGGCGATACCTTGATGTGATGGCATTCCGTGTTAACTGCTGAAAACAGTTTATTCTTATCATTCACTACTTGTTTTTCCATAGTTTTTATCCACCTACAATATAACTAACAAACATACAAACGTATTGTTAGTGGAATATAAAATTTGATTGTATAATACTTATTAAAAGCCTCCGCAGAGAGTCATTTTTTGACCCCCTATTTTGCACGACACCCACCCTAGACGGGAAATGCCCTGCTAAAATTTACCTCCATCTCCTAGAAAAAGTTTTATTTTCTTTTGAATATCTCTTAAGGGGGTCTATCCCCATATAATCCAGTTTCCGCTGTATTGGCAGCCATTGGTTGGGAGGGTTCGCGCTGAAACTGTTAGAGCAACTTCTAATACTCCTTTATCCTCTGGGAAAGGAAGGTCTACAGAAGTAGTTAAATAATCATCAAACTTAAACTTAATAAATTCCCCGTTAGATTTTGTAAATTCTAACTCTATTTGTCCAAATGCGCCACCTGTGGCAGATGAGCCATCACTTGCAGTTGTGCCTGTTGTTTCAAATTCGTTTCTTAATTCATCCCAAATAGACCTATCAGTAATTAGTAGGTTTAAATTTATATCATATGTTCTTTGTCCTGCAATGTGAGCAGATGTAATACTTCTGTCATAGTTTCCTATAAATCTTTGAGCCGTTAAGTTATTAGCAATCGCTAAAGAACCTCCCTTTACTCTAGCCATCTGTTGTCCAAATATCTTAATTCCGCCGTCAGAAAACATAAAGGGACTTATATCTTCCTTAGATGTTTTATCAAAGTTAACTAGGTCTGTAACTGCTTGCACTCCGTTTCTTGGAACATAAGTAGACTGTGCATCATGTGCTTTGCTTGCCATAGCACTTATGTTTGCAGTTACTTCTTGGCCTTCCTCAAAGTTTAATGTAAGTGAGTTAACTTGACAGCCTGTGTAAATCCTACTAAACAGATTTTCTCCGGGTTCATCCGATTTCCAAGGAGATACATTATTCTTTTCTGCGGTTACTTCTAAAGCGAATGAAGGTAAATCTCCAGAATCGTTTTCTGTAATAGTGTAAACAATGTCACTATATTCACCTGTAGTACCATCATCAGTTAGCCTTTCATAATTATTTGGGGCCGTTCCATCAGCGTGTCCTTCTATTGGAGGGAACACCCTATAAGTAGCGTTATCTAACATTACTCGGTGGAAAGTAGCATTAGCAGTACCAGTTGTTTTATGAGCAAAGAAAAAGTCCTTCTCGTCTGCTCCTAAAGTTTCATTTAAATCATCATCTGTATCGGTTGGTGCATTATAAGTCATATCTCCTAAAGCATAATACAACCAAGAACCATTATTTAACGCAACATCTATAGATGCTTCTCCTAATGTTTCTGCACCTTTGTATTGATACCCAAAGTTTCTTGTTCCTCCCATAGCAAGGTTAAGTTGTTTTAACTCAGCATCAACTGTTGGTGGGGTAATTGTGGTTACTAGTCCTAACCAATTATCTGCTGCTAGTTTAAATGTAGAAGTATCTGCGGCAGGTGCAGGTAATGGCGCACCATATCCATGAATAACTACTGTGGCTCTTAACAAGTTCGTACTAGATAGGGTTTGATTAAAAACAATAACACTAGCAGTATTACTTTTAATTCTAAGTGTTTGTGCGGTTTCACCAGAAATAGCATCACCATTAGCCGCTTTCAAAGTAACTGTTGCTAAACATCCCTTATACATATTTTCTAATAGTCTAACTCTTGTTGTTCCCATATTAACTGCATCTTTAGCAACTGCTCCATTTGCAGTAGCATCTCCTCCCTGACACAACTCTAACGTCTTTTGCTTACTACTAATATTCATTAATGCACCTAAATCTATATCTAGTTCAGGTATCATACTTGCAGACAATCCTGCACCTGTATATACTTCATTGTTCACCATTTAATCACCTTCTAACTTGCAATTGTTCTTCCAAATCTTTTCATATTAACAGTCAATTTATATCCCAATAACCGTTTATTTCTGTCATTGGCATCGCTTCTGCCTGTAATTTCTAATAACTCAGCACTATCACCAGAACTTATTGTTGGTCTTAGCCCCTTCTTCTCTACGATGTAACGGACGATTTGATATAAACTTTGTAGTCGTGTGCTTGCAAATGTTAGGTCGGCTTGTCCTTTAGGCTGCAATGTTCTAATATGTAAAGTAAACGAGTATTCTTCGTTTCTAACAGACCAATCAATAGTAGGATGAGTAATGTTTGCTGAATCTTCATAAAATAATATAATGTCTGTTGAATCTAAGTCTACTCTTCTTCCTTGATTAGGAGTAAAGTTTTTAATATCAATTAAAAGAGGCTTTGCTCTATGTGAAGATGTTCCCGGACAATTATCTCCAAAGGCATTAATTTCCCCATTGGCGGCATTGCCGTCAACATCAACGGTTGCATTTGTCCAATTCTCATCAATAAGACTCATGATGAAAGAGATTTCAGCCATACTATTTCCTCCTTGCTTATTGCATATTCAAATTTTCTAAAGAAGTTATCTGCTGCATTATTTAATACCATGTCTTCATCTGCTGCTAAATCTTCTAAGCCTTGTAAAGCAAGTATCTCTTTTTCTACTTTTGCTCTTTCTTCTTCAAGTTTTAATATCTTTTGAAATTCAAATATAAGATTTTTCATTTCGCCCATATTATCACTAATCAATTAAATGAAGTAACTGTTTCTTACCGTCTATTATCTGTTTGGCTTCTTCAACAAGTATATCATGCTTAGTCTTTAGGTCAATGTTAGCACCTGTTTCAGCAATTAATACTGTGTTATCATCATGTAATAACACTTCTGCTGCAACCATCTTTGTTGCTGCTTCGTGAATAGCAGAAGGAACCCTACTTCCACCAACTTGATAAGTAACTTTTATTGCGTTGTTTTGAATATAGGGCCAATTATTTCTAAAATAAATTCTGCCTTCTTCCTTAATATCCCACCAATCTTCTCTTCTTCCGTAGGATTCTTTGTCTTCAAAAGAAATAGTGTTTATTTTTGCTAGAGTAGAACCTTGCCATTCCTCAATCGTGCATATTGTTCCTGCGTCAGAAGGAAGTAGTGAAGAAATTTTAATCTTTGTTCCGTCATGGCTTGGGGAAGCATAAAAGAAATCGGAGATATTTTTGCCTGTATGGTTTCCTCCACCATCTCCTGTATCGTTTTCTCCTGCAATAGTCTTAGGTTGGGTTTCCCCTGTGAATCCTGCGGTCTTTGTTGGAAACTTTTCATTGATTGCATCGCATATTTGCAATACTGTTGTCTTTGGCCCTAAATGATTATAGAAACCATTAGCAACATTTCTTGGTACATTGAATCTTATTGTATTTGCTGCGCCCGGAGTTCCTACATAAAAGATATATTTATGGTTTTCAGTTGTAGTAGTTGGAGTTAATGTTGCCATAGCAGAAGCAACGTCTTCATATTGGTCACCTTTCCAAACTTCTAATCTAACCATTTTTCTAATGTTAGTATATATTAATTGAACAAAACCAACATAGTCTTTCCAATGTGATACAGGATACATAACATCTCTTGTTGCAATAAAATCATGGTGTTCTTTTTCTATAATTTCTGGTCTAAATGAAGTTTTAATACTATCATCTATTTTTCCTTCAACTCTTTTAATTATCTTTCCTACTTCTACATTTGTTGGGCTTGTCGCACCAGTAAATGTTTGACATTGTAACAATGCTGTTACATCTGAATGGGTAGTATAATACCCAAAACCAGTTCCATAATCTACCGCCTGTGATTGTGTGAAATCACTATCTGACTTTAATTTACTCATCTACTCATCCACCTTCTTATTTTTGACATTTGCCTTTTAATATAAGAAACTATTGTTACGCTTTGGGTTCTATAAAAACGAGCCTGTCCACCTTCTTCTAATCCTTTACGGCTTCTTGGTTCTCCCCATTCTGGATTAATATCTTTGTGTCCACTTAGAACATATTTCTTTTGCCTCTTCCATTGTCTTGACTTCTCAGGAGAACGTTCTACCATGTTTCTGAAACGATATTCTTTTGTGACCTTAAAATCTATATCATTTAATCTATAGACACCAAGAGATTCAGCGAGGAAAGGATTGTTTTTGAGATATTTTGCGTCACCAAATTGAGCCTCCATCTCCAATGTTAAAATGCCTACCTTAGTAGGAATAATTGCGTTGTCTATTTCTGCTGCAATATCTTTTACTTTCATTAAATTATCCCAATCTAAATCTAAGTTTTTATCTCCAGCCTCTGGGGTTTTATTTCCAAAGAATCTTCTTTCTGGGTAAGGTGATTTTTTAGGAGCATGAACGATAGGCTTTGTGTTTCTAACTTTTTGAGACTCTCTTAGTTTTTTTGAATGGCCTTTTTTACCAAAGGCTAATAGTATTTCTGATTCAAAAGCATTAGGCTTTTTCTTGTCACCCTCTACTTCAATGTGGTCAATAACAAATTTGGCTTCTGCTTCACTATATGGTTTAATGTCTGGGAATTTAAACTTAGGTTCTCCTGTGTCTGGGTCTAAAACTTTCTCCCCTTTACTGTTAACTACACCATATACCATGTTTCTAACAGTAGTAATACTAATAACACCTGTTTGATAAGCGTATTCAATTATATCTAAATCTCTATCACTTAGTTCAACATCTCCTGCAAACCCACCTTCTCTTTCTATTAGTTTATTAAGTGCTTTCTTAGTGTTAACCTTAAGCCACATTTTTTCATCTTTGCCAGTAAAGTCTTTCCATCCTTTAGGATACCATGATGCAGAAATTGCAGTTACATCAGGTAGTTCTCTTTTATAATCTGGGTTTACTGTCCCATCATCAGGGTTTACAACGTCCTTAAGTTCTTTTAATACTTGCATATTTAATCCCCCGTAAACAAACTTAACCATTCTTTGTCTGTCATTTTCCTAGCCATAGTTTCTACTTGGTTACCCGCCGATACAATTCCTTCTTGATGTATGCCTTGTTGTGACATTATATCTGCTATCACTTCATCAAAGTTAATTTTAATAATTACTTTCTGTTTAGATAATTTGCCGGTCTTTTTACTATTCGCAATTACTTCTTCTGTTACATTAATATGCATATATTTATATATGTTCTGTTCCTTAATTAGTTTTTTAAGGTCTTCATCATCTAATAGTTCTTCATCGCGGTCTTTTTGTTCCTCAGTTTCATTAAGTAAATGTTTCCAGCCCTTTCTTTTAAACTTTCTATGATGTATGGAGCCTTTTATACCTGTGCTTTTTCTATCATCATTATCATCAACATTAAATAAAGTATCTACTTCCTTTAATGCTTTACGATAAGGTAAGACATTTTCTCCTGCAACATATAATTCTGTTCCTTTTTTGCTTTTTACCTTATGTGCAGATGCTAACCACTCATAGCCTATTTTCTCAAATACATCTTTCATCTGCATTGTTTTTGCTTTATCACTTAAATTTGTCATTAACGCAACATATGGGTCTGAGTCACCTGTGCCACTTGCGAATCCTTTAGTGTATTTATAAAATTGTTCTGGAGTTAACTCTTCTATTTGTCTCCATGTATCTTTAACAAATTGCTCATATTCAACCGCACTAAATTCCATATCGTTTTCGTCTTGTGCGTCTTCTAATAGAGTCCAATTTAAGAAATGTTTTAGGTTCTTAGTAATATTTGTAAAGTTCTTTGGTGAAAAAGGAGCGACTATATATTTAAGCATAAGCAAGGCTATGTCATTATCCAATAAATCTCCAGAGAGGTCGGCAGAATCAATTACGATTGGTTCAGAACCAATTGTATATTCTGTTCCGTCATAACGGATTGTGCCGGGAATCCTCATTTATACCACTTAAGCCAACCAAGCGGCCCAAGCAGCACCTTTAGAAATCATCTGCCCTAGACCTAAACCACTTCTAGGCGGAGTATAGGTCATTTGACCCGTATTAGGGTCTATCCAGTAAGGATTACCCATTGTGTCCGTACCTGAAGGTGGAATAGGATAGCCCGAAGCATTACCAAAAGCCTGTTGTTGAGCATACATCTGCTGATTAATCTGAGTCGCCTGTCCACCCCCTTGAATCATTGATGGGTCTATGCCACCTTGAACAGGCATTCCGGCTACAGGAGCCATTGTTGGAGCCTGTGGTGCAGGGGCAGTAAAGCCCTGTGACTCTAAATACTGGCTCTTTGCCATCTTTCTTTGATAAACTACTTCTGAATTAATAGCAGAAGCCAATAGTGTTTGTAAATCTAACTGTATGTTTGCATCAGTAATTTGTTGATACTCTGCTTGAACAGCAGGAGTAATTCCTAATTCTGTTCCTGAACCAACAGTATCTAATCTTATTTTTGATAATTGTTGACTAACAACTCTTTCAACAACATCTTCCATTAATTTATCAAGTGCAGTTAAAAACTGTTCTCCGTGATATTGGAAAAATTCTTCTACATGATTTTCCTGTAGCGTTAGTAAGTTATTAGTGGCTTTAAATTGTGCTTGTGTGTTAGCATCCATTTGCCTTGCAAGGTTTTTATTTGATGTTCCAAATACCATATTATTGTGCCTCCGTAGTGTTTGATGTTGGAGTTGTTATTTCTTCCTGTGGGATAATTTTAGCACCATTAGTCATTAACTCAATAACTCTTTTATTGATACCATTTTGTTCCATTGTTAAACGGAAAAGTTCGTCTTCTGCGTTTTCATTCTGCATAGCGGGAGGTCTAATAGTCCACCCCACTCCTGACAAACTCTCAATATCGGATTGCCTTAATGAAGTTAGCGGTGCTGCTTGCAACATTTTAGGTACTTTAGGCATAGGTATGTATGATTCAAAAGAAAGGCCGTGTTCATCGGCTATTATCTGCTGCTCTAACATCTCATATTGTCTATGTAATTGTGAATGCTTCTCACAATAAGTGCCTCTCATTGGATAACCCTTTCTAACTTTGTGAAGAGGTATTGTTGGTCGCATTGGGTCAGAAGCGTCCCAGACCTTATGTGTTCCACATACAACACATCTATCCTTAGTATTGAATTTATAACTGTAAGGTATCTTTAAAAATGACTTTCTTTCAGGCCAAAGAACCTTTAGCATTTCTTTAAGTTGTTTCTTTGGTTTACTGCTTTTATAATCATATTGCATTACGCCCCCTGCTGCCCTAGCAAACTTAATGGGCGGTAAGAAAGGATTTGCTGCCATAGCAGTAGAAGCATCTATTAAAGAAGGAGGAACGTAATTCATGCTCATCTTTGTAAATCCCCCCTCCACTTACTATCAGTTCTAGTTGCTAAATACATTTCTTCTAAGTCATCAAAAGATAACTCAGTCATAAACTTTCTATTTGCTATACGCATTAAAATATCTGCTTTTTTCTTTAGTTCCTCTAAACTATATCCTTGCTCTTGCATCATTGCCTGAGCAATCTCCATTAAATCTTCTGCTGCTGTTTTTTCTGACATTAGTAATCCTCAATCATTGTTGCTACGCCACGATAAACCATTTCTGAATCTGATTTTGCACTTACTATATATTTATATGTTGGTATTCCTTTATCATTTAATTTATTCATTCCGTCTTTAAATGCGTCAAATATATGGTGTTGTTGAATGTCTTTAAATTGATATTTATCTTTCCATAAATCAAATTTGTTTGCCCATACTCCTACTGCTTTTGGATAATCTTTATCTGATTTTTTGTATTTCTTATTTGCCATATCCCAATAAGGCGCACATATTGTATCTACTAAAAATGTCCAACACAGTTGTTGTTCTATATCAAAATGTTTTGTTAAATGTCTATCATCAATCATAAATATAATATATTCTACTTTTCTTTTTCTCATATCATATAGCCATTCATTCCAATATGTTGTTTCGCCTCCTATGTCTGATGTTTTAATTGTATGTTGGTCGCCATCTATTTTAATTGTTTTTCTTAGTGGTCTTTCTCTTCCAACAGTTCTTTTCTTAATTTCGGGTACATCTCCTCTTGTTCTTAATTGGTGGTGTAATGTTGTTTTTCCAACTTGTGTTGCGCCATATACTCCAACTGCGTGAGGATTTATTTTCTTCCAAAGTAGTCCTAACTGTTCTACACAGATGATTACGAATCCCGTCATTACCGACATTTAATCACCTAGAAATGAAATATTGAAGTTAGCCCTCCCCACGCAGCACTAAATAGATTAATACCAAAGGATGGCAATGCGTGACCAACACAAAAACTGACTAGGCCTGTTATGAACCCCCAAAAATAAAACCTTGCTCTTAGAAACCAAACATCTGCTGAATGCGCTCTTTGCATATCGTATGCTAAAGCAGTTTCATCCATTCCAAATGCTATGGCTTCTAACATTGAATCACTCAACCTGCGCTAAGAAAGAAGAAGAAACTGTTTGTGGTTCTTCTACTTTTACGGGTAGGTTGTTAACAGGAACCCGGTTCCAAGATTGATTGAACTGATTAAGGCTTTGTCTAACCCTTTCTCTTTGTTGTTCATCTCTAGCCTTTCTATTCCAATAGGAAGCAATTCTTCTGTCTAATAGAGTCATCTCTATATAATCATTTAAGGCAAGGTCAAAGACCGCCTTCATTACAAGTATTCCGCCGATAGTCATCAGCGAAAATACTATCGCGTGTGCATAGTGTGAAAAGGCAAGCAAATTGCCATATTCAGCATAAAAGAAAACATTTATGCCACTAATGCAACCAACGAATAATATCGTCATTACAAGTTTTGTGTCTTTTTCTAATGCGGGCATCTAATCATCTCGCTTGAGCAGAAACGATTAATTGACTAGCGGTTCTACCTGTTGTAGCCGTTACCTTTAAATAAAGACCAATTCCCAACATTGCCCCATGATAGTCTAAATCCAGCGTAGTATTTGCAGCAACAACTATCGTTGCAAACAAATTTGCAGTAGCATCACTTGTGTCATCATATAGATGAACAGTCTGTGCTACTGCATCTGAATTATGCAATTTAATAGACATAAGTTTACACCTATGTCCTATTAATTGTGTTTCTTCTGCACTTGCGTTAGTGTTCTTAAATACATATTGTAGTGAACCTGCCATAATCGCATCTCCTGTGAATTGTGTGAGGGTGCGCTTCCCTTATGAATGTTGTTGAAAAAATGTCGTGTGTAGTGACCTATGGCCCCACTAAGGAGCCATAGGCCACATTTATTTGCAATCTTAAAGATTGCCCCAAACCCGGATTCTTACCGAACCGTAATCAACAGAGCCACCTTCGGCGTTTGCGCCATCGGCCCCCTTAATACAGTTTAACTTGAAAGAAGTTGCTGCGGCATAATCGCCTGTTGCATCTACTTCAGGTACGGTAAAACCGATTAACGAGTCTTGACCTGTCATTGCAACACAATGGACGGTTCTCAGTCCTAATTGTGCTGCGGTAACAGTCAATCCACCGTTTGCATAGGTTCCCATATCAATTAAAGCGTCAACAACATACTCGTCACCAACGGCTTTAGGGGCAGTTATGCCCTTATGGTCAGGCAGCATAGTTACTACTATTGCCATACTTAATCACCTCATGCACTACTTAGGTTGGTTATCTTACCTTGTCCCTTAAAGAACGAACAACCAGTCTCAGCAATCGTGCGGTACATAGCCTGATTACCAAGTTTTGCAACACCGAATGGGTTGCCGTGGTCAATACCATCCTCAAAGTATTGGGTTGGCTTCATTACTGATAGCCATATGTGGTCTGTGTCCAGAATCAGCATATCGCTTAGGTCAGTTGCAGCAGCCGACTTTGTTGTAGAAGGCATATCCTTGCAAGGTATGATGGGTATGTCGAAGTAAGTAGCGACCCTAAAGCCGACTTCTGACCCCTTTACACCTCTAACACCATTATGGGTAGGGATAATCTCCTTTCTGTCCATAAATCGCTCTTGGGACTGTAGTAAGTCACCAAGGTGCTGAATGGTGTCATATCCTGTTAGGATGACCTTAGGGCTTCCACCTGCTTCCCTAATGTTTCTTAACGCCTTGTTAAGAATTGTTAGGGTTAGTGGTCTTGTAGAAGCATATGAACTACCAAAGTCCACATACGAATCAAGATACCCTGCATCTGTTGCCGTTGTTACGTTAGTTCCTGTAGAACCGCTTCCCATAGTAGGTCTTCTAGCAGTTGTTCCGAACAAATCGCACATCTCATTAGGGATAACGTCTGAACCGGACTTTGCTTGGTTTAGGAAACCAAAGTCCTCGTTATACATATCCGATAACTCAGCAGATGAAGAAACTATCTTCATTAAAGAAGTGTAGTTCTGGTCTGCTCTAGCAGCCGAGTGTTCTAGGTTGTAGTCTTCCAAAGGCATTAGAAGCATTGCATTCTGCATCTCTGCGTGGTGCTTACCCATGTCTTCACGGATTAGAGCGCGTATGTCTCCAACACCGTCATCAATCTTTGCCATCTCAAGAGCCAATTCTGAGAACTCAAACAAATGAGCCACAGTCTTTGGGCTGGTCTTAAGTTGTGCATAGGTTGGGGTAATAGCAGAAATGGTTCCTGCGGTTGAATCAGCAGCAGAATCAATTGCTGCGTTTTCACCATAACCTCCTAAAGCGTCTGGTCGTAGTGTATCTGCGCCCTTTGCAAGCGTGCTTGCATTACCGGACATAGACAGTTTACTGTTTCCACCGCCACCTGCTCTCTTTTCTAGCACTCTCCAACCAGAAGCCGTGTAAGGCCTCTTAGCCAGCATTGCAAGAGCATTGCATTCTTGGTTTATCATTGACCATACTTTCTTACCGTATGCAATGTTATATAGGGCTGATACTGCCGTTGGGCCAGTTCCGGTCAAAAGTCCGGCTGAACCATCGTGTGAAGAACCTAGTCCTCCAACAACACCTGCTGCCTTAAGCAGCGAATTTCCCTGACCGCCCCTAATTCCATAGGTTGCGGCTTCCAAATCTCTCATTGACTTAATATATCCACTCATATTTAATCACCTTAGTTTTCAAACTCCGAAATGAAGTTATGAATCTCTCCCCAAGACATTTCAGAAACATCTGGAACATCAATGGTCTGGGTTTGAGCCTTAACTATCTCATCAGACTGTGCTGATAAAGACTTCCTAAGAAGAGTAAACTCCTTCTTAAGTTCTTCAACTTCATTCTTTGCATCATACTCGTTTCGGGCAACAGCAGACTTTCTTACGTTTTGCTCCTTTACGAACCTCTCCTCAAAGCGGGACTTTAGAGAGTCATAAGCCATCTTCTCTAACTGTTCTGCCTTGAAAGCATCGTATGCCTTCTCTACATTCTCAACGCTTAGGTCTAGTGTAGAGAAGTCTTCGTTAGTCCACTCCTTGTATAACTGTCCCATTTGTGCGCCTTGTGGGTGTTTCTTTGCAGTTGAATCATGGTCAGGTAACCTGCCATCCTCAACAAAGCCTTCAGGCCCCGTTTTGCCCTTAGCATAATTATCGAAGTCTGATTCTTCTAGGTCATCATCGGAATCGGACTCTTCTAAGTCCATATCCTTTGAGCCATCAAACTCATCTCCGCTTTTATCGGAGTATTCCATGTCTTCTTCGTCCATATTCATGTCTTCAATATCAACGTCATCCATCATGGGTTCCTCCTCTTCCTTTTTGAGGTTGTTAACTTCTGCCATAAGGCCGTTAAGTTCCTCAAGTGCTTTTTCCAATCTCTCAGTCATGTCACTCTTCTC